ACTTTAAGTAATATTACTTAACATTCCTCTCGGTACTTCTTCATTTTAAGCAATACACGTATTGCTTTAAGTGGAGAGTCCTTGCGGAGGGTTGTCTCAGCTGAACCTTCCTTCTTAGCCTTAGCTCTTTCCAGAAGACCAGTGAACTCATTAATTCGATCCAAGTCATCTAATCTTGCGATTATTTGATCAAGATCGTAATCATATCAGTTCTGCTGTCCTAGAGGATTCTCCATTAATAAACGCTTATTAAGAATAAGCATATATAATAGAGACCACATAAAATAAATAGCTGTCTCCAACTGAGATCCCAAAGGATCCCAGTCAGATAAAGTTAGAGATTTATATGGTTCCAAACTAGGTTCAGCTGCTACCAACATTGCTCACGCCATCTCTCTCGATTGGTTATCTGGAGAGCCAAGCTCTTCAGATTCCTGGATGTTCCCATGTTCAAACAGGGGATCAGCCAGAGCCATTTTAATCCAACCCTCTTCAGGATTCCAGGCCCCCATAAAGGAGTCTGAAGTCTTTGGAGAAGGAACAAGTCCTTTCAGAATATGACTAATAGAAACCTTAATGTAATCTACATTGGAATTTATTAGAATACTCTTATAGAACTTTTGGACTGGTGCTTCAGGGTTAAGTATACTCTGAAACACTTGTACGAAAGGGACTTTCTTGGATGTTGCACACATGGATCACAATGCAAGAAGGGAGAATGAATTGTCTCCTTCCTTAGATTTTGATCTCCGTGTGACTCTTTCAAACCAGCCCACTCAATGAGTTGAGACAATGTTCCTTTGCAAAAGTGCATAAAGAATATTGACTCGTCCCATCATTGTGTTCTGACTAATGAAAGCTTTCCAAGGTAACGCTGATACATCCTTAGCTCCTTTACCTGTAACCTTAGCAAACTCAAATGCCTTGGCTTCAGGTATAGAGATGACTGACTTGGATAGGTTGATGCCCACTCCTAGCATCTCCATTATGGAGAGATAGTATTGAGCAACCTCCTTATCGAAGATTACAATATCATCACCTAGTAATTCATAATTAGCATATCATGGATTTGGTTGAACAAGTTTACCAGATGGACCGATAGGCCCAGCAAGTAATTTGAACAACGTAGATTTACGAAATGCCAACTGAACTATCAGATGATGTGTCACAGCCAACATGGCTCAGCTCGAAAGAGCCCCCATAGGTTGCCCCACAGAGTATCTCACTGAGTGAGAGCCATATTCCTTTGAGTTAAGAATGTAATCACGATCGATCAGTATCTTAGCTCAGGCTTTAGCTACTGGGAGCCCTAAAAAGGCGCCCAATATCTGGACCTGAATTGAGATAGGAAGACGATCGGTTGCAGCACTTAAGTCATAACCGAATGACCCATGCCCCTGATTAGCCTTCACTATACAACGTTGTACAGCTAAGGTTTGATCAAAGGTTGCATCATTAGGTAAGGTCTTAAGAAAGGAGAAGAGAGCATCATGAATTGGTTTACAAACGGACTGAGTCCATATGTCAACTAATGCAAATACTCTCACCTTCCCTGCAGCTTCCTCTTTAATAGAGAGCTGGCCTATGAGAGGGTTATCAATATCCTGACTACTCTTAACAAAAGAGGAGAAGGGACCATTGGGATCCTTACATATACCAGCACTTGCCACTGCGTCATATAGAGACAAAGCATTCTCTAACTGACCCTGTAGCCTAAAGAGTCCCATCTCTTTGATTAGAAAGAAAAGAGTTTCTAAGAGACCAGCCTTCCGAAGGAGGTTGGCATCTCAGAACATTCCAATCCAACTAGTTTTGTGAGATGGGGAAGCCTTTTCAATGAATAGCAGCTCTGTGTCTTCCTGATCTATCTCTGGAAACTTATAAGAAAAGCCCTTAGCCAAATCGGCTAATTGGGATCCTATAATAACTAGATTAATATCAGGAACAGACAGATTATCCGTTATAGTACTGAGTTTCAAAGTGCCGGGTATCCTGATTACTCTGTAAACAGAGAATAAGGTTAACCAACACCGTGTCACTGAAGGACTACCTGCGGCAATTAGCTTACGATCTGCATATGGTATAACCATGGGCAGACCCCGCGAGTCTAATCGTCTACAGGGCATATCCCCCATTAGTTCCTTTAAGGAGCTTATGGGAGTACCTGCTATAAATTTTTGCACCGCAAGTTGGGAAGCTTTGAGATATAGAACTACGTATTTCGCCCCATGTCTTCTTTTCAAAGACATGAGATGTTGCACGAAGTTACCCATTACTCGAAGTCGGCTGGTAAACTTTACTTTCTTTGCAGGAAAGGATGCAGACATAAGTCTCCACCCCAACCTACGGAAAAGTACTGGCAATTCAAAAGAATTACCAAGGGAAACCATTCCACCTGACATTATCAGATCCTTAAAAGCAGATGTAACACTAAAAAAGGTTACTTCGGCTTTTTGGGGTCCCCTCTTGGGCTTAGTGTGAAGCAATTTTGCGCTTTCTTTAAACGGTGACCACCTGAGGATTTTATTGTTAAATTTCATTTTAATAATAAATACTTTGGGCATCATCATAAAAAAGTAAAGAAGCTAAGTTGAGTCAAGCAGGAGCCAGGGAGTTTAAGCCCACTTCGCTGCCCTTGACCAGAGATGTTTACGTCTCATCAAGCCATCCGAAGACAGCTGAGACACCTCAGGAGGTCCTAAACAAGTCCCCAGAACCTTAAGAGAACCGAGACTAAATCTTCTCTGAACTTAAAGGGCAAAGGATACTTGTTTATAA